TCCGCCGCCCCTTGGATATTCTGCATGGCCGCACGCGCAGGCGCGGTGGCCTGATCGACGAACTTCAGAATAAGGGCGATGTTCAGGTCGCTCATGCGGGTGCCTTATTTGGCTGGCGTGTTGGCGGTTTTCCAGCGGTCGGCGGCCAGTCGCCACCAGTCGGACAACTCCTCAAGGGACATTGCGTCCATCTCGGACAGGGGCCAGTGGAAGATGAAGGCGATGTCGGCCATCGCCTCCTCTATGCGGTCAGGCAGGATCAGCCCGGCTGATGCTCGATCTGGATCATCGCCAGCTGGTCCCGCGTCATGAAAAAAAGCGACACCCGGTTGGCAATTGCCGCCAGATCGGCCGGGTCCAGTTCCCAGACCTGATCGCTGGTCAGTGCGGGGCGGGTGATGCGCGGCAAGAGCTTGGCCAGCTGGTTGACGTCCTGCGCCTGTAACATGGCCAGTTGCAGACCCCGCAACGCGCCTGACGTGGGCTTCATGATCTCAAGCTCGGTGATCGGCTTGCCGCTGTCGGTCTTGAGCGGATCGGCCAGCTGGATGGTGTTCATTTTAGCCATCGTTCAACCCTCCCTTAAAGGCCCATTGCGCGGCGGTGGTCGGCCAGCTGGTCGACACCCCCGATCACGCGCTTGCCCGCTTCCAGATCGATGTCCCAGATCACCTCGCCATTGTGCTCGTAGCGGTAGGTGCGCAGATCGATCGTCACTTTCAGCAGGCTTTCACTGCCGGGTTTGAACGCGCCCGGCTCGTGCATGGTGATCAGCCCGCCCACGGAATAGATCATCGTATCGGCGGGCGCGCCGTCCTCGCCCTTGTGGACAGGGCGCAGAACGAAGCGGTTGACCCGCCCGATCAGCTTGGCCAGCGCCGGGTCGTATTCGGCGAAGGTCAGTTCGGCCTTCATGGCCTCCAGCCCCATATCGACGCCCACAGGGCCATCCATGCCCGCGCCCCGGAAGGCGGCGGTCATGACTTTCAGGTCGGGCAGCTTGCCTTCGGTCGCGCGACCGAAATAGCTGATCCCGTCGACGAAGGCGTTGAAGTTGCGGATTTGCTTCGGGTAGCTCATGGTCTCTCTCCTCAGGCGGATACGACTTGCGCGACCAGTTCCTCGTAATAGGAACCGTTGCGGTGCGCGCGGAAGGTCAGGCGCTCAAGCGGCGCGGGCGGCTCGATATCGAAATCAAGGAACAGCTGCCCCGCTTTCAGCGTGGCCTCGGTGTTCAGTTCGGGGTCCAGCCAGACCGTGCCACCAAGGATCGCGCCGCGCGTGACCAGCGTATCCAGATACGCCTGCACGCTGTCGCGGATATCCAGCAGCAGCTGGGCCGACATGGGCCGGTCCATGGCCCACAGATGCGCCTCTTCCACGCTCTCGTAGATCATATCGGCCGTGCGGCGCACGGACAGGAACGCCCAGAGCGCGTCGGACGATGCCGACCGGTTGCCCCACAGGCGGAACCCGTTGCGGCGCACGATGGTGGCGACCTTGGCCTCGTTCAGGCGGTTGCTCTCGGTCTCGGCCTCGGACATGGCAAAGCCGATAGGGCGCGCCGTGCCGGTGATGCCGCGCACTTCTTGGTTGGACGGCGACCACCAGAAGCCGCGCTCCTGGTCGCGCTTGGACAAAAGCCCTGCGACATAGGCCGAGGCGGGTTTCGTGATCGCAGCTTGCGCGGTGGTGTCGAAGGCCCGCACGGCGGGGTCCACGATGTAGAGCCGCCCGTCACCATAAAGGCCCGCATCGGTAATCGCATCGGCCTCGGTGGTGTTGGGGCCGTCCTTGATGACCACAGCGCGCAATTTTGCCGCGACGGTCAGAAGCGCGCTGACCACCGGGTTGACGCCATCGCCCGGATCGCCGCTGGTCCAGCCCGGTGCGGCCAGAATGCGCGGGGTCTGGCCCGTGACGCTGGCAGCGGCAAGAAGCGCGTAGACGCCCGAATAGGCGGTCGCGTCGCCCAGCACGTTGGCCTTGGTCTCGGCTGCGTCTTCGGATTTCGGCACGCGCACCACGATGGCAACCGAGACCCCTTGCGCATAGGCCGCAAGATAGGCGTCGCGCAGCGTGCCGGTGGCCCCGAGGTTTTCCGCCATGCGCGGGCCGGTCACCAGAACGGGCTGGTTTTCAGGGAAGATCGCGGCATCGGCATCGGGGGCGGTGCCCACAAAGCCGATGATCGACGACTTGACGGTCTGGATGGGGCGCAAGCCATTGTCGATCTCGACAACTTCGACGCCGTGAAGGAACTGCTCAGGCATTTCGGGGATCTCCTTTCAGATCAGATCTTGATGCAGGTCAGGACAGAGACGTTGCGCGGGCGGGTCTCAGCGCCGCCGCGCGGGCTGACAGTCACGTCGTGGCTATGCGCGCCCGCGCCGTAGACAGACAAAATGTGGGTGTGCGTGCCATCGGTTGACGTGAGAGGTCCCTCCGACTGGAGGTCATTGCTGGTGTTCGATACTTCGAGGGTCGGCGGATTGTTCGCATCGCTCAACCCGAAGAAACCGGGCTGATCATCTGGAAGGCCGCTCTGGTGATTGTGCGCGCCCGCGCTTTGCGCATGCCCGTCATGGGTATGGTTCCCGGCGTTCGCGCTGCTGGCGTCGTGATCGTGGCTCTTGAACGCATGCGCCTGCGCCGACCCGAAGGCGCGCCCGGCGTCCACACCCCGGCCCAAATCGGCCCCGCGCCGGAACTCGCCGCGCAGGTCAGGCAGGTTGAAGGTTGTGGTGCCATTGCCCGCGCCCCAGACCGTTCCCAGGGCGGTAAAGAGCGCCGCGAATTCGGATCGACTGACCTCGGACCCGTCGCAGACCAACCAGCCTGCGGGGGCCTGCGCCATCGCGAAATCCATCAGCGCGCCCGAGGGCACAAGGCCAGTGGCGTCTTGCCCGCCCAGTTGTTCTTCAACAAGCGCGCGGCCTGTCTTGGGGGTCAGCGCCACGTCATCGGCCACGCCGTCGCGGGCCTGCTGGTCGCTGGCTTTCGGCACCGTGATAACGCGGTCCTGGTCAAGCGCCCCGCCCCCCGTTGCAATACCGCCCGCCGTGACCTGACGCGCGGTCGGCACGCGGCCATTGGCGTTGATCTGCACGCGGCGGATGGCGTTGGGCGTCGCGGCCTCTGTCACGCTGTCACTGGTCAGGCTGTCATTAAGGCGCAACATGCCGGCTACGCTGGTGGTGCCGGCAACCACGCTGGTGAGAAGCTGATCGACCCGGCTTTTCAGCCAGCGGGTGCGGCGCGCCAGTTGCAGATGCGGGATGTTGTCTAGCCCGGCGCCGGTGGCCTCGTTCGGCGGGCCAGACAAGAGCGGATCGGTCTCTTCGAACTGGTAGACATCGGGGAACTGGTCGCCGCTATCGTCTAGATTGGCCATCTCAGGCACCTCCTCGGGTATAGGTTCCGTCTCGCTGAACCGATCCGTCGCGCAGGATCGGGGCTTCGGTGAAATCCAGAAGTTTCAGGTGGCAGCGCGCCGGGGCCGCACGCTTGAGGAGCGCGCGCACCTGCTCGGCCTGCGCCAACGACACGGGACGGTCCAGAATGACGCGATATTCCGCCCAATGGTCAGCAGGCGCGCGCGTGGTGGTGCCGTCGCGGTCGAAGCTGCCGTCGCGGGCCTTCTCGCCGTAGCGCTCGATGATCTTGGCGGTGCCGAACCCCGTCACCTGAAGCACGCGGCGCAGCGCTGCCACGGTGCCGCGCAGCCGGTGGATCGCAATCGCCTCGGCGACCACCGCGCGCTTGCGCCACTCTGGCCAGTTCGCGTCCCAGTCTTCGACCGCCAATGACCAGGCGAGCCACGCCAGAAGCGGCGCGGGGATGCGCGCGGGGTCCCAGAGAGCGTCGACCGGCACGGGCAACGCTCGGGCCTGTGTTGCGGCCAGAAGCGTGGTCTCGGCTGCACCGCGCCATGGAGGCAGGATATCGGCCATCACACTGCCTCCGTGATGGTGATCTGGGTGACCTGCGGCACTTCGTCGTCGGCGGCATTCACACTCGCGGCGGGCGCGATCAGCGACACTTCACGCACACCCTCTTGGTGCAGCGCGGCCATCAGGCCCGAGCGCGTGACGCTGCCGCCCAGCCGATAGGTCTGCGTCAGATAGGCGTCGAGCGCGGCTTCGGCCGCAGCGATGACCGGGGCCGGATCGGGGCCGTCGAGGATATCAAGATGGGCCTCCACCGTCACCGGCAGGAAGGTGGGCATCTGGACATAGACGTTGTCGCACAGGATGCGGATATCCTCGTGCGTGACCACATCGGTCACGGTCTGCACGAGTCCAGCATCATCCATTGCGCTCGACGGGTCTTTCAGCACCACCACGCGCACTTCGCCGGGGTTGGGGCTGTCGACCACCGCGTCCAGCACATCCGCGCTCGCGGTCATCGCCCAGTAACGGTAAGCCCCGGCAGGGCCGCCGCTGCTATAGGCTTGCAGCGAAAGTTGAGCGCGGGCGCGGAACCGCGCGTCGCTTTCCATGATCGGCGCGACCGGGGGTGCGGCGTCCAGATCGCCCGGTGTGACCACCAGCCGCGCCACGCCCAACAGCGCTGCCAGATTGTCGAGGTCCGTCCCGGTTGCGTGGGGCAACAGAACCGCACGGGCTGCGTCATTCACCCGCGCGCGGTCAAGCATGCGGAAATAGGCTGCGGCCTGCAGCACCTTGACGGCGGGTTCGCTTTCCAGCTCCAGCACCGCGCCCAAATCCGGGTCGCGCTCGGCGACAAAGGCTTTCATCTCGGCCAGCAGCGCCTCGTAATCCAGCGGCTCGATCACTTCGGGCGCAGGCAGCCGCGACAGATCGATCTGTGCAAACCGCGCGCTCATGCCGCCACCTCGACACTCAGGCTGGTGGGGCGGCCTGTGACATCACCGTCAAGCGCAAGGGTCAGATGGCCCGGTGCCGCGTCCAGCACCTGCACACGGGTCAGGGTCAGGCGCGGTTCCCATTGCCCGACGCTCTCGGCCACGGCCTGATACAGATCGACCACGGTTTCGCCATTGATCGGGGCGTCGATCAGGTCGGGAATGTCCGACCCATAGGCGCGGCGCATGACGCGCGTGCCTTTGGGCGTGCCAAGGATATCGGCAATCGACTGTGCCAAATGCGTATTGAACCCCAGCCGCGTGCCGGTGTCGCGGGCCATACCGGTCATGACGCCCCCTTGGCCTTGCGGCGGGTGCGGGCGGGGTTGCGGATAGGTTTGGGGCGCACATTCTCGTAGGCTGCCTCTTCGGGCGTCAGGCGCACCACCGAGGACGCTTGGCGAAAGACGCCTGCCACCCAGCCCGCACGGGTCACGATGTAGTCGCGTGGCTTCATGACGGTGCCCCTGTCACGCTGCCAATGCTTTCGGGATGGGTGTGCGTCACAAGGCTGATGCCGTTGGCGGTCACGTCCTCGGTCACGGTCACGGACCCGACGATCTCGACATTGCCGGTGATCTTGACATTGCCCGTGATGACCAGCTCGGCCCCGCCCAGATCAATCGTCGGGTGGGCCGCGTCCTCGGCCACGGCGCTGCCGGTCTGGGGCACGGCCCCTTGGATGATGGCGTTGCCCATCTCGCCAGAGGGGGCAAACACCACGACCTGTTCGCCCGCGCTTGGCATCCAGTGCATGCGGATCGACCCCGCCGCGATCTGCGACACCGGGATCATGGCCGTGGTCAGATCGCCAATCTGCACACGCGCGCGCATATTGCCACTGTCGATTTCAGTGATCCGGCCAAGCTGAACCATGTTCGCCAGCTTGCGGTCGATCTCTGCCATGGCAAAGCTCATGTGATGTCTCCGTCCATGTCGCCGCCAAGGTAAAGCTCGGGGCGCAGCACCATGTCTTCGGGCAGTGCCGCCAGCGTGACCGGCTGATCCCATGTCACCACGGCCAGCGACGCCGTGACCTGTCGCGCCGCGCGGTTGATCAACACGCGCTCCTCGACGCGCTCGGCTTCGCCCACCCCGGCCAACCCCCAATATTGGTCGGGGATCAACTGGATCAGCGTGGCGGTGATGTTCGACAGCGCCGTGTCGCGCTTCAGCCCCATCTCGTCGCGGGTCACGACAAACGCGGCCATGGCCAGCGTCACGCGACGGTGCGGCCCGGCCAGCGTATCGCGCGGGCGCACGCCAAGACGTGACACCAGCACGGCGGGTGATGCCAGCCCGGTGCGTTTCAGCTCGTCCAGATCGAACCCGCCCAGCATACCCTCGCAGGTTTTCAGGCGCGGCAGATGGCCGCGAATGCACTCGGCCACCAGATCAGGAAATGCGGCCAGCAGATCGTCGCGCGGCGCGGTCATTGAAACTCCTCCGGCAGGCTATCGATCACCAGCGCCTCTAGGGCGTCGCGGTCCGCATCGGACAGGCCCAGATAGGGGCGCGCTGGGATGGTCACGCTGATGCCACGGCCCCATGCGTTCTCGATCTCGCCACCCATCTGGTGGATCGCGCCATAGACCAGGTTGTTGCCCACGCGCGCGGTGGTGCCGGTGGTGTAGTTTTGGGCGGCCTCGCGCAGGTCACCGCCTTGGACCAGCAGCGACTGGCTGGACGTACGGGTCCGCGCGTAGCTGTCCGACCATGCAGGCCATGCGGTGCCATCAGGCGCGGCCTTCTCAGACGCGATCCGCTCTTGCGTGCTGCTTTTCAGAAGCGCGCCTGCTTTGAAGGCCATGTCCTCTAGGTCGGTCTCGGCCAGCTGGCCAAGCGCGCGCGCCGCGCCTTCGATCCCTTGCAATGTCAGCTCTACCTGCACGCCCGACATGTCACAGCCCCTTCATCTGATCGCGGCTGAAAATCCGCTCCGGCCCGCCGGTCACGATGGGGCGTGGGCCTTGACCCTCGGTCGGGCTGTCGGGGTCGGCATTCGGATCGGCGGGCAGCACCAACGCGGCCTCGCCCTTGGCGATCCGCTTGAGCGCGCCGAGTGCATCCTCGTAGCGGCGGCGGTGTTCTTCGCTCAAAACATCCGCGCCCAGCGCCAGACGGTAGAGCGCGATATCGACTGCATACTGGCGCAGGATACCGGGAACCGTGGTCAAGGGCAGCGCGTAGCGCACCGCAAGATGGCTGTCGATCTCGTCACTCGCGGCGCTCAGGGCGCGGGCAACGGCGGCACTGTCAGCCACGCCATCGCCGTCGCGGTCGGCCACATGCAGGGCATGCGGGCCATAAAGCTCGGCGATATCGGATTGCGTGGCATAGGCCATTTAACCTGTCCTTTAATCGGGTGTGGCGGGGCCGGTGATCGGCCCCGCCTGTTGCACTCTTGGCGGGGGGTTAGTCCTGCTGAGCGGGTTTTAGGTCCGCCCATATCTCGTCGCGCAGCCCTGCCGTGATGCGCTTGGCATCTTCGGGCAATGCGCGGCGCAAGGGCGTCAGGTTCGGCGCGCCGTCCGACCCGAAGGCATCGGCGGGCAGATCGCCAATCGCTGCCTTGATGCGGGCGCGCAGCGCGTCATCGGCCTGCACCACCTCGGTGGCGGTCTCGCCGTCCGGCGCAGGCTCGACATGCAGGCGCGGTTCGGCCCGCAGGCGCTCCATGACGTCCGGTTCCAGCGTGTCGGGATCGATTACGATGCCCTCGTGCGGCCAGAACTGACCCGCGCGATAGAACCCTGCGGCGGCGATGGCGGCGATTTTCACAAGCCCCGCCATTATTCAGCCCACGGATTGACCACGACACGCGCGGTGTTGAAGTTCGGGTTCGACCCGCCACCGGCCAAGAACTGCGTCTCGACAATCGCGCGGGCAGCGCTTTCCAGCGTCGGCGGAACCAGCAGGATGTTTGGGACGATCCCCAAGGGCCGCCCGCCGTCACCTTTGACCTGTCGCATCGCGGTGCGCCCGGCCTCGTAGTTGGCATCGGTCAGAGCCGCCTTGGACGCGCGGGCCATCTGCCAGAACCCAAAGCCCACCGCGCAGCGATAGCGAATGCCCCACTGGTAAAGGTCCTTGTCGAACACCGCGTCCGAAGTTGCCGGGTTGAACTTCATCTCCAGCTCGGGGCGCGTGCGCTCTTGGAAGATGAACGGGCGCAGCGCTTTGCGGGTATCCAGCAGATACCAGGGCGCGCCAGCCCCCGCGACCATGTTGGACACGGTCGTAGCCACGCCGGTGCCGTCCGGGTTTGGCGCGACAGGGTGGTCGGTGTCGAAAAACGGCTGGCCGTCATAGCAAAGTGCGGTGAACCCGTCCGCGATCAGCTCGTTGATCAACACGTCAGGGTGCTGGGTGGCTTCCTGACCCATGCTGGTCGCAATCGGCGCATAATGGCCGAACTGGTCATCCTCGATCTGGGTGCGCGCGATCCCGAGCGTGGCTTCAAAGAGAAGGTTCTCGATGGTGTAGCCATGTTCCTTGATGTCTTTGACCACGCGGTCGCCGACCCACTCGCGCAAGCGCGGGAAATCGCCCAGCCAGCCATAGGTGTTGGATGCCGTGGTCGAGGGCACCATCGTCGCGACCTCGGTGTGAAAGACGGTGTCGCGCATCGACGCTTGCCCGTCCTGAAAGTTCTTGCGCACGCCGGTGTTCAGCGCCTGCAGGATTGCTGCGGTAATCAAGGCCATCGGGGTTACTCTTGGTCAGCGGCTTTGGCGGCCGCGAAATCGGCGGGCGACATGCCCATCTGTCGGCAGACCGCCAGTTCCTCGGCGTTCAAGCCGTCCTTGTCGGTCTTGGCGGTGGTGGTGGTTTTCGCGGTGCGCTTGTCGGGTGCGATCACGGGCGATTGCCCGACGAAGCTGCGGAACTGTTCCAGACCGCCCTCGCTGCGGCAGACCGCCAGATGGTAATCGCGGCTTGACGGCGCGATCTTGCCTGCCTCTACAGCGGCATCGATCTCGGCCTCGATCTCGGCGTCGCGAGCTTCCGCCACTTGCTTTTCCAGATCGGACACGCGGTTGGTCGCAATGTCGTAATCGGCACGCGGCACGAATTGCGCAGGGTCCGGGCTGGCGGCACGGTTCAGCGCCGTTTCCGCGTCGCGTTTCAGGGTGGTGATGGCAACCACGGCATCCGCCGCGCTCGCCTCGGAATTCAGGCCAAGGGCCTTCAGGACGGCTGCGTCCATCTCTGTCTCCTCAAGTTCGCCTTCGCGGTTGAGCGCGGGCATGGTGAAATTCGGCAGGTTCGTAAGCCCTGCCGAAACGATCCGGCGCACCGCGCCAGTGACCTTGTGAAAATCAAAACCGGGGCTGATGAAGCGGTAGCCCCGCGACGCAATCGCCTCGCGGCCCGCGTCATTCCACTCGACGCGGCCCCAGATCGCGCCGCCGCGCGCGTCCAGCTCACGCACCCAACCGGCGGCATCAGCGCGTTCGCCCCGCGCGCCCTTCACATGGGTGGCATGTTCAAAGTCGACCGGGATTTCGATGCTGCCACGCGCCGCGCGGCAGGTCGCAATGACCGCCTCTGCGTCGGCCATGGTCCAGACCCGGCCATCATTCCCCGGCAGGCGCGGGCCTTCGGGGGTGAGCTGTATCCACTCAGGCACGCCGTCCTGTTCCGCATCTGCGCGGTTCAGGGCAATCGGCAAGGGGGTCAGAAATGCGGTGCTGATCATGCCCGCACAATCGCAAAGCGCGGCGGGCCTATCAGCCTCGACAGGTGTCGAGGTCAGGACGGTTTCGGAGGTGTTCGGATGTGCCGCGCCAAATCGGCCACGGGGGCGGAGCGAACCTTGTCAGCCTACAGCCACGCCCGCAAACCCGACAAGACCCTTTAATGGGTATTTAACGGCGCGGCACGGGCGCGTTGCGGGCCAAGGGATGGGCGTCACTCGGCCCCGCCCGCAAAAATCCGGCGCAGTGCGTCCAGAAATGGCAGGTCGGCGCGCCAGCCGCGCTGGCGGCGCGCGCGCTCGGCCATCCAGCCGTCTTCCAGATCGCGCAGGGCCACGCGCGCGGCATCGGGCGCAGCGCTCGCCTTGGCCTGCAGCAGGTCGATGCTTGCCCCGACGCGCAGCTGACCGGGGTTGCGGTCCCAGCCGGGGTCCAGCCCCACGGGCACCATGCGGGTTTCGCCGGTGCGGGTGTTGACCACTTCGGTCAGCGGGATCTCGGGCGCGGTGCCGACGCCGCGCGCTTCGGCCTGCGCCCTGGTCAGCTGCCGCACCCAGCAGTTACAGCCCCAGCCATTGGGCGGATACCATTGCCGCCAGAACGGATCATCGGCCAGCAGGATCAGCCCTTCCTTGGCTTGGTGATGCGGGCGGTGGCGCTCGGACGGGCCAAGCCGGTATTCCAGATAGGGCAGCGCGCGCTTGGTTCGCTCGATCTGCTCCCATTGCCCGGCGGCGCGGGCGCTGCGCAGGTTCGCGCGGTAGATGGTCCGCAGGCGGCGGGGCGATCCAAGCTGGACCCGGCGCATCTGGCCGGTGCCGGGATCGACCATGTCCGCCTTGCCCCACCAGCCGCGCGCTTCCAGACGCGGGCGCAGGTTGGCTTGGAACTGCTCGAACGGCAGCCCCTCGTCGAGCGCGCGCTGCAGCTCCTCTCGGATGTCGGCCAGCACGTCGATCTGCATGGCCTTGGCCACGGTGAAGGCGTTGGCGTGTTCTTCAGGTTCCACGTCCTGCCAGCTGAAGGCGGGCAACCAGTCCTTGTTGGCAAGATACCGCGACGCCTCGGGCGGTGGGCCGGGGGCGAAGGAATAGGCGGGCCGGTCAGTCATCGCGCACGTCCCCCTGCGCGCGGGCAAGGAATGTGCCCTTGACCAGCGTGTCGATCACCCGCCCGGCGGGCAGAGGTCCCAGCGCGTCGAGCGCGGCCAGCGCGCCCTCGTAGCTGGCGGCCCCCATGATCGCGGCTTCAATCGGGTCGAGGGATTCGGACATGACCGGCTGCCAGTCTGCCAGCATCTCGGCCTCGATTTCGTCGAGCGCATCCTGCGGGTCGCCCGCATCCGCGCCTTCGCGGTTCAGCGCCACGTCAGTGGGCGGCGGCGGGGCCGCAGGCGCAACGCCGCCGACAACCTCCTCGCCCGGCTCGGGTTCGGACCAGCCCAGCGACCCACGCATCTCGCGGGAGGATATTTTCAAGCCACGTTCCATCGCTTTCGCGGTCGCGTCCATCCGCGCTTTGGTATCTTCGGGTTCCTTGATCTCGATTTTCAGGTCGGGATAGTCCTGCTGCACCCCGAAATTCAGATCGACATAGGGTTTGACCAGGTCGCGCATCAGCACGCCCGACACACCGCGCGCATCGGCGGCGGCGATATCGTGCCGCACCTCGTTGTGGACATTGGCCTGCGCCTGACTGGACCCATCATCGCTGGTCATCGTCTGGCCCAGCACCGCTTTCGATGTCTGCTCGTCCAAATAGCGCGCAAGGTTCTCGAACAGGCTTTCCGCGCCAGACCCTTTGGTGCCGTCCTCGAACTCGATTTGCATGCTCTCGGGCAACACGGCGGCGGCGTCGGTGCCAATATTGGCCACGGCGCGGAACAGGATTTCCACGTCTTCCTTGGTGGCCTCTGGCCCGTAGCGGCCCACGCGCAACGGCAGACCGTAGAGCTCGGCAAAGGCGACCCAGTCTTTCAGCGCATACGCCTTGCACATCCATGTGAAAGCCACCAGCCGCGCCAGACCACCACGCAGCGGCAGACCCGATTTCAGGCGCGGGGCGTGGTAGATGAATTTGAAGGGCGCCAGCGGGATGCCATAGGTCGGGTCGGCCTCGTCCAGCAGATGCGGGATGCGTAACGTGTCACGGTCGTAGCGGATAAAGCGGGGGTCGACATGGGTGAAGCTCTCGGGCCACCATTCGGTTTTGGACCGGCCCCAGTCGATCTCGACCACGGCAAAGCCCTTGCCCAAACCGTCGAGCGCATCCTCGACCAGATCGGAAAAGCTGGCATGCTCGGCAATGCGCTCGCGCACGGCTTCGGCGATCTCCTTGTCGCGGGCGCTGTCCGACGCGGCTTTGACCGTCGGCTGCACGCCCGACACGGCCCGTTTGCGGGTGCCCAAAACCGACGCATAATGCGGGTCGCGTTCCTCCATCTCCTCGGCCAGCGCGACATAGCGCTCGCTGTCGCCCTGGTCACAGGCGGCAAGGATCGCAGCCAGCTTGTGCGGGGTCAGCCCCGACGCGGTGCTGCCGCCCCAGACCTGCCGCACGCCGGTCACGCCGGGGCGGGCCAAGGGTTGGGTCAGGGCTGCGGTTTTGACGGGGCGGCCATACTGGTCGAGTAGCGCCATCAGAATACTCCTTTCATCCCGCCCAGACCCGAGGTCAGGCGCAGGCGGCGGGCATCGTCATCGGGACCGGCCTTGGGCACGGGTCGGTAGGCATAGGGCTGGTAGGTCGTGCGCGATGCCCCCACGGCCAGCGCCGCCGCCCAGAAGCGGTCGGCATGCCCGTCCGTGTCGCCATCGGCCACAAGGCGGCGGGTGCCGGTGATGCCCACCTGTGACTGGATCGCGTGCAGATCGGCGCGCAGCACCACGTCGCCCGCAGGCAGGCGCGCGCGGCGCTCCTCCATCGCCTCTTTCAGCGCGGTCGCAAGGTCCAGCTTCGTCGCATTGGAAAACAGCACGCCCTCGACCCGGCCTGCGCCGTGGCGGCGCTTGGCATCCTCGACCGGCTTCTCGCCCATGCCGGTCTGGTCGATGGCGCAGCGCACCACGCGGTAACGGGTCATGACACCCGCCAGCAACTGGTCCTGCTCGGCAAAGCTGACGCGGCGGCGGGCAATCACCTCGCGCGTCCAGAGCACATCGCCCACCTGCTCCATGACCCAGATCACGAACAGGTCGTTGCGGGCGGCGATATCGACGCCCACGAAACATGGCCCGCCTTGGTACATCCCCGGCAGACCCGCCGCCGGGTGCTCATTGGCATTGATCAGGTCATAGCTGAGCCACGCCGTGGCCTCGTCCAACCATTTCAGCTCGTATTCCTGCGCCCATGCATCCTCGTCGGCCATGCCCCGGCGCAGGGCGTCGATATCGCGGTCCAGCCCTTGGCGCACGGCCTCGTAGATATCGACCACATGGCGCGACCAGACGCTGTCCTCTGCGGTCATCAGCTCGTAGAACTTGTTGCCCTTGCCGTTGGGCGTGCTGATCACGCGCAAGCGCAGGCCCGATTTCGAGATGACCGGAAAGAGCGCCGCCCAGATCTCGCGCGACTTCGCATGGAAGGCGAATTCGTCAAGGATCACGTTGGCCGAAAACCCGCGCGCGGTGTCGGGGTTGGCGGGCAGCGCGGTGATCCGGCTGCCATTGGGGAACTTCACCTCGAGCGATTTATAGACCGCGTCGGGGCCTTTTTCCTGCGGGGCGCGGAATTCGCCTTCTTCAAAGCGCGGCTCGCCGCCTTTCAACAGGGTGTTATAGACCTCGTAAAAGCCCTGCGTGAAAGGTTTGATGACCTCGGTCATCATCTCGGCCGCCTGCCGCTCGCCGCGCGACAGGATCACCCAGCGCGCGCGCCGGTCCTCAATCCATGACTGGAAACAATCATCGGCGCATTCGCCGCCGGTCGAGAAGGTCTTGCCGGTCTGGCGGCTGAACATGCCGATCTTGAAGCGGCTCTGGTCCGCGATCCATGCCCGCTGATAGGACAGGAACTTGACCACGCGGTCGAGGGCGGCGTCAGCCATGG